GTTGCTGTGATTCTACACTATGTAATCTTTAACGAACACAAGACTTGTGCATTACTTGCAAACAAAGGTGATGCCGCTCGTGAAATACTTGATCGAATTAAGATTGCATATGAAGCATTACCCAAGTGGTTACAACAAGGTGTAATCGAATGGAACAAAGGTTCTGTTGAATTTGAGAACGGATGTAAGATCATCGCAGGCGCAACATCATCAAGTGCGATTCGTGGTAAATCGATTTCGTTCTTGTATATTGATGAGACCGCTTTCGTAGAGAACTGGGATGAGTTCTTTGCATCAGTGTTTCCAACGATTTCATCTGGTGAAACGACAAAGATGTTATATACATCAACACCAAATGGACTCAATCACTTCTATAAGACTTGTCAAGGCGCAAAAGAAGATACAAATGGTTTTGAGTATGTTGAAGTGCCATGGCAAAAAGTACCGGGTAGAGATAAGAAGTGGAAAGAAGAGACTCTTGCCGCAATGGATTTCGATACTCAGAAGTTCAATCAAGAGTTTGAGTGTGCTTTTTTAGGTTCTTCGGGTACATTGATTGAAGGATCTAAACTCAAAACATTAGTAACAAAGACTCCTATATCAGAAACAACACTCATGAAAGTGTATGAAAGACCTGAACGAGGACATATTTACTGCTGTGTTGTTGATGTTTCAAGAGGTAAAGGATTAGATTACTCGGCATTTCACATTATTGATGTGACAACTATGCCGTATAAACAGGTTTGTGTGTATAAAGACAACACAATAACACCTATTGACTATGCTCAAGTAATACATCGAAGCATTAAGAGTTATAATGATGCGTATGTATTAGTGGAAGTAAACGATATAGGTGAACAGGTAGCAGAAGTGCTACATTACGAATTTGAATGTGAAACTCTGATGTTCACTGAGTCTGCTGGTCGATCTGGTAAAAGAATATCGACAGGATTCTCAAAGAACTCAGATAAAGGTATAAGAACGACAAAATCAGTTAAAACTATTGGTTGTAATATGCTCAAAATGCTTATTGAGCAGGATCAACTGATTGTAAACGATTTTCAAACAGTTAATGAACTGTCTACATTTTCTCGTAGAGGTAATACTTATCAAGCGGAAGCTGGTAAACATGATGACTTGGCAATGGGCCTTGTACTCTTTGCCTGGATGTCAGATCAAGGATTTTTCAAAGAAATTACAGATATAAATACTGTAGATAAGTTACGGCAAAGAAATGAAGAAGAACTAATGGAAAGTTTATTGCCCATTGGATTTAATAACTATGAAAGTGACGAGCCTAGACAGGTAGTGAGTGTACCAGACGGAGACGATTCTTGGTTGCAGTAGATCGCTATTATTATAAATATAGAAAATATAGAAGTTTATAACTTACAAAATAAACAAGGAGAAATCAACAATGGCTTTTCAAACAAGTCCAGGCATTAATGTCAGCGAAATCGACCTTACGAATGCTACTCCGGCAGTTGGAACTACTGAGGGTGCAATTGCAGGTGTATTTCGATGGGGTCCAGTAGGAGAAAGAGTACTTATCTCCTCTGAGCAACAACTAGTGGATCGATTCGGTGCACCAGTTAAAATTTATAGCGGTTCGAACTATGAAAATACATGGTCTAACGTAGAAACTTTCTACACCGCGGCAAACTTCTTAGGATATAGCGATGCATTGTATGTAACTCGTGTCGCAACATCCGGTCAAACTACAGCTTCTGAGTCAGATGAAGGATTCCAAGCTAAGTATCCAGGTCTTTTAGGTAACTCTTTGTCAGTATCTTTCTGTTCTGGTGATGATCCAGGTGGTAATGATGTAGTTGGATTTTCACCAAGTAGTCTACAAACACCAGGCGTAATTACTGTTTCAGACAGTTCAAGAAATCAAGCATCTATTACTGGTTTGAGTGATGCATCAAGAGATGCCTTAACAAAAGGTACAAAAATAATTCTTAAAGATACTAATGATAATGTTCTACAGAAAATGACATTATCAGCCAGCTCTCCTACCACAGAAGGTGGTGCTGTTGCTACAGATGCTACAGTTAAAGATTTCTTATCTGATACTCTACCTCCAGATGCTTCAACAAGCGGTGTTGTTCTTCAGTCTGAAAGTGCTGATAGAGACGGTGATGCGAGTGGTGGCGAAAGTGTAGTAGATTTGGGAATAAATGGTAGTATCATTAATATTCCGTCTCACGGTTTTACTAAGGGTCAAGCAGTTCAGTATAGTGCTGAAGCACAAGGTGTTGTTGGCGGTCTAGTAGACGGCAAAACATACTTTGTAATTCCTGTAACAGCTTCATCTGGTAAAGGATCAGACGGTAGTGAATTTACTACTGGTGGTTCTGTTACTGGAACTACTACAGGTGCTATTAAACTAGCGGCAACACTTGAAGATGCCATGGCTCATACAGACGCATCGCCTAAGAATATTCAACTTACAGCGAGAGCAGGAACAACTTCGGTAGCTTCTAAGTTAAAGCCATTCACTTCTTTGAACGTAGTTGTTGATTTTGAAGAGAGATTCACAGGTATTATCTCTGATATTGACAGTAACGACTATGATGTTGAGTGGGGAGATGCTGATCTTTTTGATGCGGCACCTACTGCAAGTAGTATTCACATCGTAGTTAGAGACGAAGATGGCGATATTACTGGCACAGCAGGCTCAATTCTAGAAGTTTATGAGAATGTTTCAGAAAATCCTAGTTCCACTAAAACAGACGGCACCACAAATTATGCTAGAACCTTGTTAGAACAACAATCTAACTGGATTAAGATTTCAGATGCTAATATTGGTGGGACTGGATTTACAACAACTAGATCAGGTAACCCTTTAACCGGTGGTGCTGACGGTAACGATGAAGTTGCGGTTACTATTGGTGAACTAGCGACTGGTTATGATCTATATGTAGATCCTGCTGATGTAGATATCTCTTTTGTACTTCAAGGTAAGGCTAAAAGTGATCACGTTTTAGCTAACTACATCATCGATAATATAGCTGAAGTTCGTAGAGATTGTGTAGCGTTTATTTCTCCAGCACTTGAAGATACTACAGTAGCCAATATAGTAGGTTTTGCTAACTCTGTTACTTCAAGTAGCTATGCTGTTGTAGATTCTGGCTACAAGTATCAGTATGACAAGTATAACGATGTGTACGCATACGTTCCTTTAAATGGCGACATTGCAGGGCTTTGTGCTAGAACAGACGATCTAAGAGATCCTTGGTTCTCACCTGCAGGCTATCAGAGAGGTAATGTTAAGAATGTTGTTAAATTACTAGTTAATCCTACCAAAGCAGAAAGAGATTTGCTCTACAAGAAGGGTGTTAACCCAGTAATTACACAACCAGGTCAGGGTACTGTATTGTTTGGAGATAAGACATTTACTGGTGTTACTAGTGCATTTGATCGTATCAATGTTCGTAGACTGTTTATTGTTCTTGAGAAAACAATCAGCCAATCTGCTAAATCGACTCTATTCGAATTTAACGATGAGTTCACTAGAGCCCAGTTTGTAAACTTGGTTGAACCATTCTTGAGAGATGTGCAGGGTAGACGAGGCATCTATGACTTTAAAGTAATTTGTGACGAATCGAACAACGGTCAAAGCGTTATCGATGCTAACCAATTTGTTGGCGATATCTTTATCAAGCCAGCTCGCTCTATCAACTTCATCCAGTTGAACTTTGTAGCTGTTAGATCAGGCGTAGAGTTCTCAGAGATCGTTGGTCAGGCTTAATAAATATATTAAATAACAAGGAGATATAAAAAATGGCTTTCAACATAAATGAAATTAAAAGCCAACTGACCTTTGGGGGTGCCAAGGCATCACTATTCCAAGTAGCGATTACTAATCCTATTAATGGAGTTGCTGATTTAAAGACACCGTTTATGGTACAGGCGGCACAGATACCAGAAGCAACTATGGGTATAATTGAGATTCCTTATTTTGGGCGTAAAGTTAAAGTTGCTGGTGATAGAACATTCGCTGAGTGGACTGTAACAATCATCAACGATGAAGACTTCTTGATTCGAAACGCTATGGAAGAATGGATGGCTTCAATCAATGCTCATGAATCAAATGTAACACAATTAGGCACTGCAAGTGCTTCTGAATATAAGGCTCAAGCACAGATTACTCAGTATTCTAAAACAGGTCAGGCTTTGAGAACTTATAACTTTAACGGTTTATTCCCAACAACTGTTGCCGCTATAGGCATGGACTGGAATACAACTGATGACATTGAAAGATTCGATGTTACCTTCCAGTATGACTGGTGGAATGTTTCTGGTGGAATCACCGGAGACGGTGGTACCAACGAGTAAAATTGATAACGATAATTAACGGGAGAGAATTAACTCTCCCTGAAATTAGAGGATAAAATATGGCTGAATTATTTGGTTTCGAAATCAAACGCAAAGGTGATAAAGAAGAGAAGAATATTCCTTCATTTATTTCGCCAGAGGCTGACGATGGCTCTATTGATATTGCGGCAACAGGTACTGCCGCTAGTAGCTATCTCGACCTCGCAGGAAGTGCAAGATCAGAAGCAGAACTTGTACAGAAATATAGAGGAATGTTACAGCAACCAGAAGTTTCTCAAGCAGTAGACGATATTGTTAACGAAGCAGTTAGCATTTCGTCAGATCAAAAAGTTGTTGAATGTGTTACAGATGATGTCGAACAACCCGACAACATCAAAAAGAAAATCAGAGAAGAGTTTGACACTGTATTGAAGTTGTTAGACTTTTCTTCTACTGGTTACGACACATTTCAAAAGTGGTATGTTGACGGAAGAATCAACTATCATGTTATGATTGATGTCAAGCAACCTCGAAAAGGTATTCAAGAGTTGCGTTACATTGATCCAAGAAAGATTCGTAAAGTTAGAGAGTTTGAAAGTCAAAAATCTGGAGCAGTACAATCTGGAGATAACAAGTTCTTAACTAAAAGAGTGAAGAACGAGTATTATATCTACAGCGAAAAAGGATTTTTAGGTCAGGCAGGTACTCAAGTAGGTCAACAAGGTAATGATTTAGCTGGCTTGAAGATTGCCAAAGATTCAATTGTAAATGCTAATTCAGGTTTACTTAATGAGAGTAATTCATTAATCATTTCTAACTTACACAAGGCAATTAAGCCTTTGAATCAGTTAAGAATGATGGAAGATGCTGTAGTTATTTACAGAATATCTAGAGCACCAGAAAGAAGAATATTCTACATTGACGTAGGTAACTTGCCCAAGATGAAAGCAGAGCAGTATCTACGAGATATGATGACTAAGCACAAGAATCGCTTAGTATATGATGCAAGCACTGGTGACGTTAAAGATGATCGTAGACATATGAGTATGACTGACGATTTCTGGTTGCCAAGAAGAGAGGGTGGAAAAGGTACAGAGATCACTACATTGCCTGGTGGTCAGAATCTAGGAGAACTAGACGATGTATTATATTTCCAGAAGAGATTATTTAAATCTTTGAATGTGCCTGTCTCTCGTATGGAGTCAGATAGCGGATTCTCACTAGGTAGAGCAACAGAGATATCTAGAGATGAGATTAAGTTTAGTAAGTTTATCAGCAGATTGAGATCAAGATTCTCTACACTGTTTGATAAAGTTCTTGAGAAGCAGTTGATACTCAAGGGAATCATAAGACCTGAGGAGTGGAATGATATTCAAGCCTCTATCAGATATGATTTCATGCAAGACAACTACTTTGAAGAGTTGAAAGAAAGTGAAGTCTTGAGAGAAAGATTAAATCTTCTTCGAGACATTGACGATTATGTCGGTAAATACTATTCAGCAGAATGGGTAAGAAAGAATGTCCTTATGATGAACGAAGATGAAATCGAGCAGATGAGAGACGAAATAAGTCGAGATGAAGAAGATGCAGAAGATGCAGAAGACAAAATCTCGGATGCTGAATTTTAGATGTAATTGTAATAATTTATAAATAGATAAAAAGGAGATAGATATGAGTGTTAGTGATTTGATTAAGAATGCGATGGACAAAGATGCAAACGGTTTTGAATCATCGTTTAATAATATTATGGCAGATAAAATGACAGCGGCTATCGGACAAAAATATGACTCTATGTTTGGCTCTCCCGCAGAAGCTAGTGAGCCAGTTGAAGCACAAGCGGAAGTTGAAGTTGAAGTTGCTTCTGATATAGAGACAGAAACGGAATAGAAAAGGAATCAAAATGAAATCTTTTAAGCAGTTTACAGCAGAATCTAGTTATCTCGATCCAGAGAATTATCAAGATTTAGGTGACAGTTCTTCTAAGTTGGCACAAAAGGCTTTTGTAGATAAACATCTTGTTCAAAAAGTAGAACTTCCAACTCCTGAGTATAAGGAAGCAGAAGTAATTGACTTCAAGAAAGAGAACGAAAAGAAACGAATAGCCGATCATCCTAAAGATGAAGACGGTGAAGTTTATGAGTCGGTACAAGAAGAAGCCGTTTCTGAAGCAGAAATGACTGATGCCCAGAAAGCAAAAAGAGAAGAGATTGTAAAAGAACTTAAAAAGAAAATGAGCGAGTTCAAAGATCGTTACGGTGATCGTGCTACAGATGTTATGTACGCAACTGCTACTAAGATGGCAATGAAAGATGACGAAGAAGAAGAAGTTGAAGAGTCTTATAAAGAAGGCTACTATAAAGAAGGCGTTATCGCTGATCTAGAAAAAATTGTTAAGACTAAGAGTGCAGGTCAAATCAAGTTTAAGAACGGCAAGAAGACAAAGGTCGATCTTTTTTCAGCATCTGCTGTAGTCAATGCTTATAAGCAGTTAAGCACTGCCAATAAGAAAAAAGTGGAAAGTATGTTAGCTGATCCAAGTAAGTTCAAGCAGTTCGTATCTTTCGCAATGCAAGCAAGTAAATAAGGAAGAAGATATGAGTTTACTAATCAAAGAAATCGTTGAAGATGTACAATATATCACTGAAGCCAAAGAAGACGGTGAAGGTAAAGACTACTATATTGAAGGCATCATCATGCAAGGTGATATCAAGAATCGCAATGGTCGTATGTACCCAAAAGAGATTCTTGCTAATGAAGTAAAAAGATACAACGAAACATATGTTTTGAAAAATAGAGCGTATGGCGAACTTGGTCATCCTGCAGGTCCTACGATTAATCTTGATAGAGTATCTCATATGTTCACTGAACTAAAGCAAGATGGTTCAAACATCGTTGGTCGTGCAAAAGTAATGGACACGCCAATGGGTAAGATTGTAAAGAACATCATGGATGAAGATGGTACTCTAGGTATTTCATCTCGTGGCATGGGTTCAATCAAGCAGAACAAAAATGGTATCATGGAAGTGCAGAAAGACTTCATGTTAGCCACTGCAGGAGATATTGTAGCTGATCCATCAGCACCAGATGCTTTCGTCAAGGGCGTTATGGAAGGTGTAGATTGGATTTACGATGTAGCTTCTTCTTCATGGGAAGTAGCGAACACTTTTGACGAGATCGAAGAAGAAATTAAACAGACTGCTAAAGTTTCTACCGCAGAGTTAGAAGTTAAAGCGGCCGCTTTGTTTGAGAAGTTTGTTCGTTCTCTAACGAAATAGAATTTTTTATAAATAGTAATATTGACACATTAATTACTTTAAAAGGAGAAGTTAAATGAGTGAATTAGAAAAAGGCGTTGATCTTGATCTAGACCTCGAGGAAGCGAAGGAGACTGGTACTGATGCAGTAGCAGCCGATGCCGTAACTCCAGAAGGCGGAAACGAGAAAAAACGCAAAACCGATAAAAAAGATAAACCAGAAGTTGCTAAAGATTCAGAGCAAAAAGCACCTCAAGGCAATGTCGAAGGTGGCATGGCAGAATCAATCGAGCGTTTGTTCGACGGTTCTGAACTTTCTGAAGACTTCAAAACATCTGCTGTAGCAGTATTTGAAGCGGCTGTACATGAGAAAGTACTAGCTGAAAGAGCGACTTTGGAAGAAAAATTTGAAAGCGATCTTCAAGAGCAAGTAGAAACTTCTGTTGAAGAGATTGTAGAGAAAGTAGACCAGTATCTAGATTACGTTATCGAAAACTGGATGGAAGACAATCAAGTAGCTGTTGAAAGCAACATCAAAGTAGAAGTTGCTGAATCTCTATTCGATAGCATCAAAGGTCTAGTAACTGAGCATAACCTTGAAATCGATCAAGAAACTATTGACCATAATGCTGAACTTGAAGTTGCTCTTGAAGAGTCTAAAGTTAAGTATAATGAGTTAGCAGAAGAAATGATGGCTATCAAGGAAGCAAAGAAAGAAGCTGATCTAGAAGCCGCTTTTAAAACTGTTTCTGAGGAATTAACAGACACACAAGCGGAAAAATTGCGTGTTCTCTCAGAAGGTATTTCTTTCGAATCAACTGATGATTACTCTAAGAAATTAGAAGCAATCAAAGACAACTACTTTGTAGAGTCTGCGCCTGCTCCAGTTGCTGAAGAAGAATCAACTGATCTTCTACAAGAAGAGACTGCGGAAGATGCACAGCCTGCTATGGAACCTGCCATTGCAAGTTATGCTGAATCGCTATCCCGCTTTGTCAAGAATTAAAATTTTATAAATAGTACTAAGTAAAAATCTCAAATAAAGGAGAACCATAATGAGAAATGAAGAACTTATGAACAAGTGGAAGCCGATTCTAGAGCATAACGCTCTTCCCGGCATCCAAGATAGCCATCGAGCGGCTGTTACAGCTACTCTTTTGGAAAACACTGAGACTGCCCTTAAAGAAGGTCACTCTCTTCAACAAACTAGTCTGTTATCAGAAGCATCAGCCGATGCACCTGCTAACAACTCTAATGGCCAAGAATTTTATAACCCAGTATTGATCAGCTTAGTTCGCCGTTCAATGCCTAACTTGGTTGCATATGACATCTGTGGTGTTCAGCCAATGACTGGTCCTACTGGACTTATCTTTGCTATGCACTCAAAGTATGCTTCAACTGCTGGCGATTCAACTGCTGGTAATGAAGCGTTCATCAATGAGCCAGATCCTAAATTCTCTGGTGACACTTCTACTGGTAAAGGTCAAACGACTGCTAATGCTGAAGGTATGGGCATGAAAGAGATCACTGATGGTAGTAGCGGTGGTGCAGTTACTGTTGGTGGTACACCAATTCAGGAAATGTCTTTCTCAATCGATAAAGTAGTAGTATCTGCTACTTCTCGTGCATTGAAAGCTGAGTACTCTTCAGAACTTGCTCAAGACCTTAAAGCAATCCACGGTCTAGATGCAGAGACTGAGTTAGCTAATATGCTTTCTGCTGAACTTCTTGGTGAAATCAACCGTGAAGTTGTTGGTCTTGTTAAGACTGCGGCTAGAACTGGTACTGGTGGCGCATCTGCTGGCACTTTCAACCTTGACGTTGATGCAAATGGTCGTTGGTCAGTTGAGAAGTTTAAAGGTTTGATGTTCTACATCGAGCAAGAAGCTAACCAAATCGCAGTTGATACTCGCCGTGGTAAAGGTAACATCATCTTATGTTCATCTGATGTTGCTTCTGCACTTCAAATGGCTGGTGTTCTTGACTACGCTCCTGCTCTTGAAGGTAACGGCTTGAATGTAGATCCTGCTGGTAACACTTTTGCTGGTGTTCTTAACGGTCGTTACAAAGTATATGTTGATCCATATGCTGGTGCAACTAACTTCTTAGTAGTTGGTTATAAAGGTACTTCAGCGTTTGATGCTGGTATCTTCTACTGCCCATATGTACCATTACAAATGGTTCGTGCTGTTGGTGAGAACAGCTTCCAGTCTAAGATTGGATTCAAGACTCGCTACGGTGTTGCGGCTAACCCACTTGCTGATAGAGATCCTGCTGGTAACGAAGCTACACAGGGTACTACTTCGAATAGTAACTACTACTATCGTAACACTACTGTTTCTAACTTACTATAAGTTATTAACAATAAGATTCGGGTTCACCGAACAAATTCAAGGGGATCGAAAGATCCCCTTTTTTTGTGCATATAAATAAGCATATAGTAGAGGAATAATTATATGGCTGATTTAACATCAAATGTAAACTTTTTGTCCCCAATTGAGTTCAAGCTTGTTCTCAATAGGTTGCCTAATGTCGAGTTTTTTGTGAAGTCGGCAAAT